TCAGCTTTGTAATGGATTGACCACAAAAATAAAACTCGGCAAGGATAAAATTATTCTGCCTTATATTGAGGATGACAATGGCGACCCATATCCGACTAGTTCATTAATTGTTGAAACTGGCGGGCTCACTTCTGCTATTCGTGGTAAGCAACATATCACACCCGACGGCGAGATATTACGACCCGACTTTGTAATAATTGACGATCCGCAAACAACAGAAAGCGCCAACTCAGTAACACAGATTGCAAAGCGCGAGGAATTGATTAATAAAGATGTTTTAGGTTTAGCAGGAGCGGGAAAAAGGATAGATGGCGTTTGTCCTTGTACGATTATTGCACCCGATGATTTAGCTGCGAAGCTTTTAGATAAAAAGATTTCCCCAAGGTGGCGCGGGGAGATTTACCAAATGATGCGCAAGATGCCTGTTAATTTGGACGCGTGGGAAGCTTACAGAGATTTATATTTTGATGCTTTACGAGCTGATGAATACGACGCTAAAAAAGTTAATGATTATTATTTAGAGAACCGCGAAACTTTGGACGAGGGCGGGGAAGCTTCCTGGGATAAGCGAAAGACAGAACACGAGGTAAGCGCGATCCAACACGCTATGCACTTATATTTAGAGGACGAGGAAAGTTTTTTTTCTGAGTATCAAAACGCGCCGAAAGAAAAAGATATTGGACGACGATTAAAGCCTAAAGAAGTTCAGAAGAAAATCAACGGATATAAAAAGCTAGTGATTCCGCAACAATGTAACGACCTCACAGCCTTTATTGATGTACAGGATGATTTGCTTTGGTATGCGGTTATTGCCTGGGAGAAAGACGCGACGGGTTATGTAATTGACTACGGAGCGTTCCCCGACCAAAAAATGAATTATTACACAAACACCAGTGCTAAGTATAGATTAAAAACAACATACCCACACACGACGGATTTAGGTGGTAGGCTATTCGCTGGGCTTACTGATTTATGCGACAGGATATTAACAGAGCGAGAACGGGATGATGGCGTATTAATGACTGTAAATAAAGTTTTAATTGATGCGGGCTGGGGATTGTCCACTAAAAAGATTTATCAGTTTTGTCGAGAGTACGGAAGGGCGGAAGTTTTGCCTTATATGGGTTTCGGTATAAAAGCCAGCTCCAAGCCAATGAGCGAGTATAGTTGCAACAGTGGCGAAATGAATTTCAATCATTCTCGCCTAAGCATAGTTAAGGATCAAAAAATAAGACGTATTGATTGCGATGTCAATTACTGGAAAACAGTTGTCACGGAACGCTTAGGATTGGCCAACGGATCAAAAGGCGGATTAACTTTATTTAAAGACCGACCCGAACGCCACAAAATGTTTGCTGAACAAATGACCAGTGAGATGTCAATACTGGTCAAATCACCAACGCGAGAAGTTGACGAGTGGAAACACCCGAATAAATCACGGGACAATCACCTCTTTGACTGCGTTGTGGGGGCAAGTGCTGCGGCTGATATGATCGGAATAAAACCCGACAATGATAAACCAAAGATGATGACCAAGGGCGAACGATTGAGAAGAAACCGAAGAAGCAAAGTTAAATATTTATAATTGAAAAACCATTAATAATAAGTAATTTATAATAAAACAAAATAGGACAAAACTATGACAGAAGCACCAAAGAAGAGACGAGGACGACCAGCAAAAAAGAAAGTAGAAGTACAGGAAGCACCCGCATTTTTAGAAGAGCCAAAGCCAAAGAAAGAAATTAAAAAGACTGAGCGCGACTATAAAAGGCCGTCGATCGAGGCTTTAAAAACAAGCTGTATTCATTGCGGTAAAACTGATTTAATTGTAATAAAAACCGATGACCCGATCCAAGTTTGCCACCGGGTAAATGGAAAAACTTTTAATACACTTGTTCGTCGCTTGGCTAAATGTAAATCATGCAATAAACATAACTCAATAAACGGCTACGAGATTAGATAAAACTAATTTAAAGCGGTTCAATTAAAGGTTAAGTATATATTCTATACTTGATCTTTTTTTGTGTCTTTGAAAGTTGTTTTTAACTAGCTTACTTTTTTAAAAAGTGAGATTTTAATACATGCCCACAAACACAGAACGCTTAGACGCATTGAAGGAAGCTATCTACTCCGGTGCGACATCTATACAATTAGACGGCCAAACTGTTACTTATAGAAGTTTGTCCGAAATGGAACGTATTGCGCTTAAACTTGAAAACGAGATAAGCGGAATTAATAAACGGCCAAAAATTGCCAGCATGGGCGCAACATTGAGGAATCAATAAGATGGGTTTTCTAAGCGGATTATGGGGCGGTAAAGATTACAATTCTCTAAAGGGTGGCGACCGCAAACCACTACGAACCAAAACTGGCCCTAGTGAATTACACCTAGGCCAAAGCGCGAGAAAAAGTGCTATTGGTAACACGCGGGATTTGCGCAGAAACTTTGCGGTCGCTGCCTGGGGGATTCGCAAGCATTTAGATTATGTAAGTGATTTTAGATTTAAAGCTATGGGTGACGATGAGCAATTAAAAGATTACTTGTCTCGAAATGTTGCTAAGTGGTCGAACAAATCACAATTTGATCAAAGCGGAAGATTCAATTTAAAGAAAGCTTTGCGATTAATGGAAGCATCGCGATTTGTAGACGGCGATGTATTTGCCTATAAATTAAGAAACGGAAAAGTTCAGTTAATCGAAGCCGATCGCGTCAAGAACATGAAGAAGGACGGCGACACAGAACCAAAAAATAAAAGCTGGGTTCAAGGTTTATTAATTGATGACGCGACGCAAAGAATCGAAAAGGTTAGAGTCGGAAAGCGCGACAGCTCCGGCAATGTTTCTTTTTTAGCGGATCTCAATAAGCGCGATGTGCTACACCTGGCATATGTCGAACGTATTGACCAATGGCGCGGAATCAGCCCTTTATTAAGTGGTATGTCGATTTTTCAAGACCAAGCCGAGGCGAGCGAATACGCATTAGCAAAACTTAAAATTTCTCAGTTGTTCGGTATTGCTTTTCATAGAGACGGCGATGAATCAATGGGCGACATGATGAATAATGGGACTTCGCTTGATGATGTTTTAGACCCCGCCGATATTAACCCAGCCGGCTATGATGTAAACTTAGGCAAAGGCCCTTTTCAGTTGGATTTAGATCCAGGTGATAAAGTTGATTTATTAGAATCACAGAATCCGAGCAATCAAGCGCAAGACTATATGTTAATGATGATTGAAATGGCGCTAAAGACTTTGGACTTTCCTGTTAATTTTTACGATGAGTCAAAAGCAAATTTTGCCGGTTCACGCGGTGCAATGATCAATTATAGAAAATCAACTTTAAGCAAAAAGGCTGATTTAATCGAGTTTTTAAATGCGTGGTTTATGTGGAAGATTGATTGGGCGATAGCTAACGGCGATACGTATTTAGCCGAGCATAAAGAAAATATTCGCTTTGAGTGGGTTAGTTCCGGCTTTGAATGGTGGGATACTTTAAAGCAAGCTAAAGGCGCTCGTGAAATGATCTCAATGGGTTTAGATTCTCCGCAAAGAGTGGCCAAAGAAATCGGCACAGACTTTTACGAAAATATTAACGAGTTGGCGGCCGCTAAGAAATACGCAGAAGAAAAAGGCGTTGACTTATCTTTAGGATTAGTTGAACCAGTAGTTGAAACGGCAGAAGAAGAAATGCCTGAACAAGAGGATAGAAAATAATGGACATTAAGATTTTTGGACAAGTCGGCGGACTGGGCTTTGATGTTGAAAGAATAGTTAGCGAAATAAACAGCGCACAGGAAGAAATCAACATACACATGATGAGCGTCGGAGGCACAGCAATTTATGGCTTGTCAATTTTTGACGCATTGAAAGCGAGTAAGCAAAAAACAAATGCCTTTATTTATGGCTTTGCATATTCTGCGGGTTCGGTAATTTGCGCGGGTTGCGATTATGTCACGATGTCGGACGTTGGTTCGCTGATGATTCACGAAGTGCACGGCGCAAGTGAAGAGGTAAACAACTTTTTAACACAAAGAGCTATTGCAGCTTATAATATTAAGACGGGTATAGCAAAAGAAGAACTCGCCGAGATGATGACAAAAGACTTTTTTATTAATGCTGACCAAGCTTTAGAGATGGGTTTTATTGATGAAAAAATGGATTTCAAACAGGCCGTTGCCTATGCGGATCTTTTTAATATAGAAAACAAAAAAGAGGTAGAAACTATGTCAGAAATTGACGAAGTAAAAGCCGCAGAAGTGGCGGAAAACAAAGCGGTTGAAGTTGCGGAAGTAGCGCAACCGGTAGAAGAGGCAAAGCAAGAAATTGCAGAGCCTAAAGAAGAATTAAAAGCCGAAGCTAAGACAGAAGAAGTCGAAGCAGTAGCACAAGCCGAAGTTGCAGAAGTTGACGAAAAAGCCGACTTAAAAAAGTATATGCAATGTTTCGGAGATGCAGAAGGTGCAAAAATGTTCGTGGAGGGCGTCAGCTTTGAAGCCGCACAACAAAAACACATTGCTAATCAAAATGATAAGATTGAAGAACTACAGGCCAAGCTTGCAGAGCAATCTTTGATTATTGAATCAAGCAAAAAAGAAATTGGCGGCGATGCCTTACAACTTGGAGCAACCGAACCAAAAGCACAAGCGAAAGCAAGCTTTGTTCGATTTGCCGACAGTAAATAATAAATAAAAAGAAGGAATATATAAAATGGCTAATGATTTAAAAACAGTGGCGGAAGTGGTAGCAATTAATGGTCAAGATTTTGACAGTGGCGAATTTTCCGACATTCTAAACGATGCTCCTGCACTTGCTGCAATGGGCGTTAAAGAGTCCTCAAATGGTAAAGATCACAAGTATGTTAAAAAGACAGCCGCTCCGGTTGTTGGCTTTATTGGCAATGGTGTAGGTCGCGACTTCTCGAAGCTTACTTCAATCCCCGTAACTGATGCACTTGAAGCAATCGACGGCTCTGTAATGATGCCTAAAGTCGCGGCTGATGCTTCTGATGACCGCGAAGGTACAATTCAGACCGAAATCATGGAACACTTAAAAGCTTCAATGTTTGAGTGGGAAAAGCAGATTTTTAACGGCACTAATAACGCAGCGGCTGGCTTCAATGGTTTTGCTGATGTTGTTACAGCTCTATCTGATGCTCAAGCAATTGACGGCGGCGGTACTGGTTCGGCTTTGACATCTGTTTACATGGTTCGCGTTAATGGTTCAATTAACGGCATAGCTCCGGTAATGAACTACAATCTCGAAGTTGGTGAGACTATCGTTCAAAACTACGATCCAGGAGACGGCAAAAATTCCCCCCACTATTATACGCCGTGTTTTGGTTATGTAGGACTGCAGGTGGGTAACAACTATTCAGTTGTTCGAATTGCTAACCTCGACGCCTCAAATTCTTTGACTGATGACCTATTGAGTCAAGCACTCGAAAGATTCCCAGCAGGATCTAGCGCAACGCATATCTTCATGAATCGCGCTCAACGTGGTGCTTTACAACGTTCACGCACTACTTATTCGCCCACAGGTCAGCCAGCAGTACTCCCAAGCGAGTACGAAGGTTTGCCAATTATTGTAACTGATGCACTTGGCCAAGCCGAGACTGCACTAATTTAATAATGGCGGGATTTAGTCACCTGGCGGGAGTACTCAACGGCACTTTATACAGTGCCGAAGGGGAAACTGTAACTTATGAGCTTAATACTCCTTTGGGTAATGGGCTTACAAGTACGACGTTTGACGCGATACAAGCGGAAAGCCGTCAGCAGGTGATTAATGACCGAGGCTTAATAACTAAAGTTAAAACTAAGGATTTTTTAATAAAGGTTGCACAGTTTGAAGACGTAGGTTTAGACCGCCCAAGCCGCGACGATATCATCATAACGGAAGAGGGGCAAAAGTGGGTTGTAACTGCACCCGCAACAGGTTTAGACTATTATGAATATTCAGACCATAAACAAGTTTTATTTAGAATCCACACCAAGAAGGCGAAGCAATGAGTACAGCCGTAGAAGTTGCGCAGTTTGTAGCGGATCACTTAACAAGTGTTTTTTCCGGTGATTCAAACGTATCAGTTGAAAGGAATTATTTCCCTTCATTAGATCGCGAGGATTACACCAAGGGAGAATATAAAATTAATGTTTATCCGGCAGCTTTAAATAGTTCACAAACTAGCAGAGGGCGCGGAGGCCGATCAAGAGGTAAATCGAGAACAATAGGCATTACTATTATGTCACGGGCTGAATCAGTACGCGACGCTAATGATGATGATATTTTTGTTCAATCTGTAATGGATGATTTTATTTTATTTATCGAGTCTGTAAATGATGCAGCCGAAGAAGTGGAAGAATTAACTTTGGAAGACATAGAAGACGCCGACTA